TAACGGCGTACAGGTACTACGTGATCGTCTAGGTTCCGGTCTATACCGCACCTTCGAGCACAAGGGTCTAGTATTCATCGAATACCGTGGCAGCTATTCCCTGAACGGCGTTGCTACCCGTCTAATTCCAGAGGATGAAGCTTATGCTGTGCCTCTGAATGTGTCTGATACCTTTGTTGAGTACAATGGCCCAGCAGACCATTTGGATTATACAAATGTGGTAGGTGAAAGCCTCTATGCCTTCGAGCACCGAGATCCTCGTGGGTTCTACCACGATATCTTCGTGGAGTTTAACACTCTCCCGATGGTTCGTAGACCCCAAGCAATTGTTAAGTGCGTAACTAGCAACTAAGCATTCTTGTCCAAAGCCTGTCTTTACAAAAGTCTTGACAGGCTTTTAGCAAGTGTGTTTTAATACTCTTTTCTTTTTCAGGAGATTAGAGTGAATACAATAGACAAAATAAAACATAAGCTAAAAGAACTAAATAATGGCGTAGAGTTTATTCGGCGTGATAGCGAGCGCGGCAGTACATATTGTATATTCAAATGTGTTTGCGGTAAAGAATGGTCAGCTTGTCACACGAGAGTAACCAAAGGGCGGCTTTGTAAACAATGTACTGGGTTAAAACGCCGTCTTACAGATACTCAAGTAAATGAACGTATTGCTGACAAAGGATTAAAGATAGAAGAGCGTTGCGAATCAGACCCTAGTAGAGGCATCTTCTCTTGTGAGGTTGGTCATACTTGGGAAGCAAGGATCTACTCTGTAATGCACAGTGGGAATGGTTGCCCGCATTGTTCCGGTAAGGCGAAGAAAACTACAGAAGAAGTTCAAGAGAGGCTGGAGTCTAAGAACCTTAGGTTGCTGTCTGATGAGTACACTGGAGTCAAGGATAAGCACTTAATTGGGTGCGATACTTGTGGATATGAATGGAATGTAACCATTGGCGGCGTACTAGGTAACAAAGGTTGTCCTAAATGCTCTAACAGGCTCAAGATTACTATTGAAGAAACGAGAGAGTATTTAGCAAAACAAGGCATAACAGTCTTGTCTAAAGGCTACATTATTAAAGATAGGTTGCTAGTACAATGTCCTGAAGGGCATCGATGGGAGACCAGTAGGCACAACTTAGTCAACGGCAATCGCGGCTGCCCGCATTGTAGTCAAGTTGGGTTTAAGTATAATAAGCCTGCAATAATGTACTACCTACGTGTTGAATCTAGTAATGACACACTTTACAAGATAGGTATAACAAACCGAACAATTAGTGAAAGGTTTGAAAGTGCTGACTTAGACAAGATAACCGTCCTACGAACTTTAGAATTCGACACTGGACAAAAAGCCTTCGACCTAGAACAGTATTATTTGCGACTGTTCCACGAACACCGCTATCAAGGCCCATCAATCCTAAAATCTGGTGGAAATACAGAACTCTTTACCCACGACATTCTCAGACTAGACACTCTCAACAAAAAGCCTCTCTAACCAGAGGCTTCTTTAGCCGGAGCCTCCCCCCACACCATACGGAACAAATTCTTCCGGCGTAATATCCAGCAACGACACATCCTCGTTCACATTACACAATGCTGACATATTCTTTTAGGAGGCTACTACATGTCATTCTCATATGACCCAACACTCGCTGATCCAATCTCTCAAACAAGATTCCTTATCCAAGATACTATAGAAGGTGCTGCCGACTTCTCTGACGAGGAGATTGGTTTCTACCTAGCTAAATACTCCGATGATGCGTACAAGACAGCAGCAGACCTTGCATATGCTCTCTACACCAAGTATTCCAAGCAAGCTGACATACAGCATGTTGGGAAGATTCGTCTTGAATATATAGATCGAGCTAAGGCTATGAAAGCCTTGTATGAGTCACTAAAGAAACAAGCTGGTCTACGATCTGGTAATGGACTCATCTTCTTCGGCGGTGTAGACAGAGAACAGTGGCGTAACACACGTTCTGACATGTCCACCACTAAACCAGCATTCACTAAAGATGGCATTTTCCACGATCCTTGTTATCCAGATAAATGGGATGATAAAGACGGATGCGCTCTTTGAGGTGATATATGGCTAAAGTGACGGAAGACCGTACTGGCTTGGATAACCTGATAAGCAACCTTAGACAGCTTCAGACAAAAGAAGTGGAAGCGGGTGTTATATCCTCTCAACAACATCCCAACTTTAATGGTACTGTAGCATCTCTAGGCGCACTGTATGAATACGGGTTTGAGCGTAAATATCCAAAGACAGGCGAAACTAGGAAAGTTGAGGCTCCTTTTATACAACCTGTTGATACGGACTCATCCAACCACAAATACGTTAATAAAGAATTCCTCCGACACCTACCATTAATGATCTCAAAGAAGAACACTGGTACAGAGCTTCTTGATCAGATTGGTAAAGAGATGGCTGAGGAATACAAGGATTATATTAAGTCCGGTGAAGTTCAATTCACGGTAGCTGGACAATACGTACCTAAACAAGACGGGACAAGATTGATAGACACAACCACCCTCGTCAACAGTATAACATATGAAGTTGTGAGGGATTGATATGCTTCCATTAGATATTCTAAAAGAGACAATCACCGTGTACAGAAAGTCTGGTGGTGAGTATGTCAACGGGCGTTGGGTAGAGGGTGTTGCTGACGTATCGACACACACGAATACATCTGTGCAGCCAGTGTCAGCATCAGACTTGTTAATGATCCCTGAAGGCGAATCCCTTGAAGGTGTTATTCGTGTATTTGATGTATTGCCGTTGTACGCGCAAGACGTGGACGCTGGCAAGGAGGCTGACATAATTGAATACTACGATAAGAAATATAAGGTGGTGAGAGTTGATCCTTGGCGAAACGGATTTATGGATCACTACGAAGCATTAGCTGTCCTAGAACGTCAGAATACAGGAGTATGATCGTATGATGATAGAGGATTTAGAGGACAGTTTTAGGTCAATACTATTCCCTCAAGTGAGTGAACTAACTGAGATGGTCGTTGATAATAACAACGGGCCACAACCAAACCTTCCTTATGCTGGGTTTAGAATACTTGCCTTAAACCATGTAGGCAGAGTGCAGCGAGAATTCATTGACGAATTCGGTGACAGGAAGTTCTATCAACACTTTTCTATCCCAATACGACTGAGAGTGTATGGGCCTAACGCTACATCTTTGATGACTAAGTTTAGCATGGCTCTAAACAAAGAAAGTATTACATATCAGATGGCACAGGCCAACATTGCATTCTCAACAAGATCAGCTGTTCGTAAACTACCTGAACTAATGAATGCTTCTTGGCAAGAACGTGCTGAAATGATTGTTACAGTGCATTCAATGGCAACAGATTCAGAAGCTATAGGATGGATTGAGACAATCAAGGGTACAGTCAACGTGGAGTCTGAGACAGGCCGCACATATTCGGAAGATTTTACCGTAGACTTAAACGGATAAGATAGTTCCAAACAGGGCATTGGCTGGAAACACCAGTTGTGCATTTAATCTTTTGCAAAAGAAATGGAGAACATTTATATGTCAACAATTCGTGACATTGTAGACGTTCAGATTACTCGTGCTACACGTTCCATCACTCGTCAGGGTTTTGGTACACTACTTGTAATTGCAGACGTTGAAGACGGAGTTGCCACTAAAGGCTTCCGTGTAAAAACTTATTCAGACTTCACTGGTGTAGCTGAAGACTTCGCTGATACAGACTTTGCTTACAAAGCTGCTCAGGCTTATTTCGGACAGACACCTTCGCCACGGTTCCTGAAGATTGGTCTATATGACTCTGGCCTTGTTGAAGCAGACACTTCTTATTCAGATGCACTGACCAAAATCGCTGGTCTGGATATGGATTGGTATGGTGTTGTAGCTGAGACCCGTGATCCTGTAGAAGTGGAAAACCTAGCTGACACTGTAAACACTTACGAGCGTCTGTATGGTACATCTACATCTGCTTCAGGCGTACTAGACGCACAGGACAATACAGATATTGCCAGCGTACTAAACCTAGCTACACAAGACCGTACATTCGTTCTGTATAGCAATGACGAAGCAGAGGTTCCTGAAGCTGCTTGGTTTGGACGTATGCTGCCAACAGATCCCGGTAGTGCCACATGGGCATTCAAGCCCCTCACTGGTATTTCTGCTGATATCCTGTCTAGTGCTCAAGCTGAAGCTGCTTTTGGTAAGAAAGCTAACACCTACGAGATGATCGCAGGAGCGGCTGTAACTCGTTACGGCACTGTGGCATCTGGTGAGTATTGCGATGTCGTTCGTGGTCTCGATTGGCTCCGCGCCCGTATGAGTGAGATGCTATATTTCCGTCTAGCAAATAGCGCCAAGATTCCTTACACCAATGCTGGTTTCGCTATTATCGAAGCGGATATGAAGCAGGTGCTTAGCCTAGCTGTAACTCGTGGTGTAATCACGCCAGACTACTCTATCGAGTTCCCAGAGATGTCTAGCATCCTGCCGATTGATAAGGCGGATCGCTTGCTACAGGACGTTAAGTTCTATGCAACGCTACAAGGCGCTGTTCACAAGATTAAAATTCGTGGCGTTGTTAGCGTCTAATTAGAGGAGATTAAATAATGGCAGTTCGTACATACGACCCATGTGACGTTGCGATGTCTTTTTTCGGTATGCCTATTACGGGCTTTGCTGAGGGGACGTTCATAACCGTATCCAGAAGCTCAGATAGCTTCTCACGCGTTATTGGAGTATGTGACGGTAGTCGTACCCGTTCACACGACCGTGGCGGCTCTATCGAATTCACTGTTCTACAGACCGCACCTATCAACGACTGGCTTGCAGCTTTCATTGCCGCAGATGAGCAATTCAAGAATGCTGTCGGCCCAGCTATCGTAAAAGATAACTCTGGCAACTCCACCTACTTCGCCCCAGAAGCATGGATTGTTGCGCCACCAACAGGTGAGTTTGGTACTGACCAGACTTCCCGCACCTACCGGATTGAGACTAACAATATCCCAATGTTCACTGGTGCGTCTGCTGATCCAGCAATTAACGAAGCTGTTGCCACTCTAGTAGCTGGTGCAGCTCTACTGAGCATCTAATGTTTGCTCGATGAGGGGCCAGGGGTTGTCATCTGACAAATCTGGCCCCAACTCATTTAGGGGAAACATTCAGCCGAATATCCCCTCTTTTTAAGCAAGCATGTCTTCACATATTATAATATAGGAATCGAGCAAATGTCTAATATCCCATCTAAAGAAGAAATCATTGGTACTGACGAGAATCAAGTGACATATCGTATCACTGCATTCACTGGTATTAAGTCAATCAATCTGTGTGGTAAAGTGATCAAGATGATTGGCCCGTCTGTTTCGGAATTTTTCCAAGACAGTGATGACAACATCACCAACGCTGTCCGTGTATTCAGTCAGAGTTTAGGAAATGAAGAGCTGGCTCCCATCATTAAAGAGATGTTGGCTGGAGTTTCCATTGACGGACGCCCTCTCAACCTCGACTACGATTTCATCGGGCCTAAGTTTGCCCACCTCCCCAAACTACTTGTAGCTGTAGCCATGTTCAACTGGGGGGATATGTTTCGGGAAATCTCGATTTAGATTTAACGATGTAAAGAAGAATAGCGGTGGAGAGCCTCCTTCGCCAACAAAGGTGCAAAGGATTGCATCTGA